TAATAGTGGCCACAGCCCCATCGATCTTCTCGGTTGATTTTTCCTTGTCAGCCTTGATATTTCCTGCAGGGTCCGTTCGGATAAATATGTTGTCCATCATCCACCGAAGGACCGGATGCCCGCCATGAGCAATTTTTTGTTCCAGTGTCAGTTTCATCAGTTCTTTTGTTGGTGGCGACATATCTTTAAAGCCTTGACCGAAAGGAACAACAGTAAACCCCATGCCCTCAAGGTTCTGCACCATTTGAACAGCACCCCAACGGTCAAAGGCAATTTCACGGATATTAAATCGTTCTCCAAGGCTCTCGATGAATTTCTCAATATAGCCGTAATGCACTACATTGCCCTCAGTGGTTTTAAGAAAACCTTGCTTTTCCCACACATCATAAGGCACATGGTCACGATTCACACGAGCGTTTATATTCTCCTCTGGTATCCAAAAGCACGGTAGCACCACATATTTATCATCTTCATCGACTGGCGGAAACACAAGCACAAAGGCCGTAATATCCGTAGTTGACGAAAGGTCAAGTCCACCATAGCAAACTCGACCTTCTAAATCTTCTTCTGAAACAGCAAAGGAGCATTTGTCCCACTTATCCATCGGCATCCAACGGACAGCTTGTTTCACCCATTGATTGAGCCTTAGCTGTCTGAATGAGTTTTCTTCCGCAGGGTTTTGCTTTGCTGATTCACAAGCGGCTTTTACTTTATCCATGCCAACTGTGATACCAAGCGAGGGATTTGCTTTCTTCCATATCTTTGGACTCGTCCAATCGTCCGATTCCGTTGCTCCATAAATCACGGGATAAAATGTGGAATCAACCTTTCTGCCATCTAAAATATCAAGTGCCTTTTGGTGCGTTTCATAGCAGATAGATTTTGTGTCACTGCCGGCGGTAGTAATCAGAAAATATAGCGGTTGCATACGAGCATCACCAGAGCCTTTTGTCATAACATCAAATAGCTTTCTGTTTGGCTGCGTGTGAAGTTCATCAAAGACTACACCATGAATATTAAACCCGTGCTTTGAGTAAGCCTCAGCTGATAGCACTTGATAAAAGCTATTTGTCGGCTGATAGATAATTCGCTTTTGTGATGCTAATATTTTTACTCGTTTACCCAGTGCAGGACACATACGCACCATATCAGCCGCTACCTCGAAAACGATAGAGGCTTGCTGGCGGTCAGCTGCACAGCCATACACTTCGGCACGTTCCTCAAAATCACCACAGCAAAGGAGCAGTGCCACAGCGGCGGCGAGTTCCGATTTGCCTTGTTTCTTTGGAATTTCAATATACGCTGTATTGAATTGGCGATATCCATTTGGCTTTATGATGCCGAATAGGTCACGGATAATTTGCTCCTGCCAATCAATTAGCTCAAAGGGTTTGCCGGCCCAGGTGCCTTTGGTATGGGCGAGGGCTTCGACAAAAGCTACAGCATAGTCGGCGGATGCTTTGTCGTAAACCGAATCTGTGGCTTTAAACCGGGTCTGTTTGTATTTCTTTAGCTTTCTGATATCCGCCGCCTCCTTCCGAGCATAAAAATAGACCGCCATCGGCAGCCTGTTAAAAGCTTATATATGAGAGACAGCCCTGCCACACCGGCTCGGTGCTTACGGGGTGTCCTCGGCTGTTTTGTTGTTTATTACGGTCTGTGTTCCAGTTTTACGTCCTCGCCCTCAAAGTGGATGATGTAGCGTGTTTCAAACCTCTCGCCGGGGAGCTGGACGATTATCCGCAGCTCTCCATTTTCGAAGGCGTTGTAGGTTCGCAGGATTTTCGCTCCCGTGGGAAGCTGTTCTTCAACCTGTTTCCACTGTTTTTCGGTCATTTTTGTTTCCTCCGTTTAGTGTGGTTTCCCTTTCGGTAGCGACATATTAACTCTGAAAATACACTATATCCAGTCAATTACGCGATAAATACGGGCATAAACTACACGGATTTTAAGGCTGTTATTGCCGTAGAAATTGTGTAGTTTACAGCCTTATTCCTCGCCTGTGAGTATGAAGCGGACATATTTATCCTTATGCTCCTCAAGGAAAAGTACCAGCTCGAAGAATTTCATTTCATGGGCAATGCGCTGGACGGTGCGGGCATCGAACATATTGGTAAGCCCGGTATCCCGGACGGCGAGAATTTGTTCTTTTACCTTATCTTCCATCGTCAGCATCCTCCAGTTTTCGACATAAATCCTCGCCATAGACCACTTGAAGCGAACTGCCGTTGTCCCAAGCGACTCCCAAGCTGCCGATGTCATCGACATACCGCACGGTGCCCTTTGTACCGATTGGCGGTGCCTGAGGATCGTCCATGCGGAGGAGCTCTATGCGGCAGCCAACCGGGTACTGTTTACGGATACGTTCTACAGTTTCTCTTGAAGAGAAATTATTCATCGTCGATTACCTCGCTTTTCGGAGTTTTAAATGCTGAACTGCCTGTCAGGTTGCGGAGCAAAATTTTGCGCTCCTCCTTGTATGCCGTTCCGATGAAGCCCAGCCGTAGAAGGAAGCAGCGGAAAGCGTATTTATCGTTATCCGTTTCCTTTTCTTTGGCGGTGACTCGCTTCTGTACCCGTGCCATTTCACAAAGGGACGTGACGAAATGTGTATATGCCTTGACGGCATCCAGGTCGGTGCCATCCCCAAACCAGGGGAATTCCACCTTGTCATCTGTTATTTCGAGTTCGAGCGTTTCCGTGCCGAGAGCTTTTTTAATCAGGTTACTTTTGCTTTCAACCAGCCGCTTGAGGTTGTCGAGTGCTGTGTCGGTAAAGGAGGAGCGTGGCATTTCAATCACCAGCCCGATGTCCTCGTAGGGTTCCGGGACATCACTTGCCTGCATTCCGTTTTCGCCTTGGAAGTCCTCGTGTCGGGTACACCCAAGCCCCAGCTCCTCCCGTTCATCCATCCGCAAATCCTCGAAGGCGGGATTCGCACCCATACCGCCAAGCCCGCTCTCGTAGGTGTCGGGTTCGTCATAATGGCGGGTATCGCCGTCTGCATCAAATCCCTGTTGGTGGAGGGCATCCTCCAAGTCGAGGCTATCAGGACCTGTGAGTGTACCGCACTTGTCGATGTGGTAGCCGCCCACCTCGTAGGCGAAGGTTGGGGCTCCGAGGTATTTGGTTGGGGCGTTTAGCAACGTGCTGATTGCTCCGACCAGTGACTTGCGTTCGCTGCCTGTTACATTATATTTGAGTTCCATTTTTCAAACCGCCTTTCATTTTTCGGTACTACATTAATCACTCTAAACCGCTTATATAGCAAGTCATTTCAAGCGATTTCTGTAGAGAATATTGTACCGATTATTCGGCGGTATCTTGTGTAGATAACACAATGCCGGACAGAACAAAACAGACACATGGCAGAGCTACCCCGTTGCCCCACATTTTATATTCGGCGGCATCGGAATGTGGATTTTGTAGCCACTTTATGATCTGCTTTCGACTCTTGGGCTTTTTACTCACACCGTTAATTATACGGTGGGTTTCCCATACTTCCGTCCAGAAAGTTATATCATCCTCAGTCGGATTTTCAATGCCGAGGTCGGAACACCAGTAATGGGGAAAGCCCTGCAAGCGGGCGCATTCGGTGGGTGTAAGCCTTCGGACGATGTAATCCGGATGCGGAGAGAAGGAAGCAGGCTGGGCCACAGCACCGGAACCTTTTGCCGTAAGAGTAGGCTGTTGTTCCTCTTCAATGGCTGGTTTATATAAAGCGTTTTGTCCTTGATTAAAGGCTGCCCGGTCAATACCGTAAGACGGCTGTGAAACTATAGGAGCATCTTTATAATCCCTCGACAACAGTGTAGGTGATTTTTCTTCTTCAACAAGTGTAAAGCCTCCGGTGGTCATGGCATAAGCAACAGCATGACGGTCGATGGTATTGAGGGTAAAGCTGACATCTTCGTCAACACCGCTTCCCTGGGGACCATTCTTGTCTTCACGTCCAATCATTGAGCCTTGCAAAGCAACCACAGCAATCCCGCCTTGATTACAACCGGGGTTTCCACCATTTGCATCAATGGTGCGTGAGGTTTCCGCTTCGTAGATGCCGCTGTGAGGATTATCTGACAACATGGAATTGCTCTTATCCGAGCAGATGCCATAAGCGGTAGG